GGGCGGCGGACTCGCGGAAAACGGCTAGTTTTCGGATTTTCATGCTGTCAGCAGCAGGTGAAATAACTATTTGATATATAGAGATTAAAACGTATTTCAGGTGACAAAATTAAAATAACACTGTCATCTGACCAGTTTGCAACCATTTGAGTTAACGAAATAAATCGTGACTTCACCTGACAACGTGAGGTGTCAATGTCCAATATCAGCAATCTGGGGGACGCCTACAACTGGAGCGTAGCGAAGATTGCTGAGGCTTTTGGGCTGAACCGCGGCACGGTAAGAAAGCGGCTGCTTGAAGCCAATATACCGATCGCCGATACGGTGAGAGGCAACCCTGTTTATGCCCTGAAAGATGTGGGGCCGGTATTGTTCGGTGTGAGTGAGCCTGGCGATATCGATGATATTCAAAACCCTGACAAGATGGGGCCGAAAGACCGCAAGGACTGGTACCAGTCGGAAAACGAGCGCATCAAGCTGGAAGAATCACTCAAGCAGTTGCTACCTGCGTCGGAGGCCCATCGGGAAATGGCGTTACTGGTTAAAGGCATTTCTCAGGTGCTTGATACCTGGCCGGATAAGTTAGAGCGTGACCGTGGTTGGCGACCAGACCAAATAGCTGAGGCGCAGGCGGCAATAGATGAAATGCGGGAAATGTTGGCGGCGGAAGTTATGACGATTGAGGATGGCAACGATGACAGTTAATTGTTACGCATCGGCCAGCGCCTTGCGCCGTGAAGTTGCCACATTGCTGAAACCTCCCCGGCGTATGCCAGTGGCGGAGGCAGTGACAAAATTTATGCGAGTACCCATGGGGGCGGGGAGTTCTCTTCCGTGGGACCCAACGCTAACCCCCTATATCATCGAGCCGATGAACTGCCTGGCATCACGTGAATATGATGCAGTGGTGTTTGTTGGCCCTGCACGTACGGGAAAAACGGTGGGGTTAATCGACGGCTGGATCGTCTATACCATTGTTTGTGACCCTGCTGATTTCCTGTTGATCCAAATGACAGAAGAGAAAGCTCGCGAGCATTCAAAAAAGCGCCTCGACAGGACGTTTCGTGTCAGCAAAAAGGTGGCTGAACGTCTCAGCCCACGAACTAATGACAATAACGTTCATGACAAAACCTTCCGGGCCGGCAATTACCTGAAGATAGGCTGGCCGTCGGTCAACATCATGTCTTCTTCGGATTATCGTTTTGTTGCCCTGACGGATTATGACCGCTGGCCAGACGATATTGATGGGGAGGGCGACGGGTTTACGTTGGCATCCAAACGTACCACCACTTTTATGTCTTCAGGCATGACGTTGGTTGAAAGTTCCCCTGGACGGGAGATCAGTGGTAAATGGCGGCAAACTTCTCCGCACGAAGCACCGCCAACGACCGGGATCTTGGCATTGTATAACCGTGGTGATCGCCGTAGTTGGTACTGGCCGTGTCCACATTGCGGCGAATATTTTCAGCCATCGAAATCTAACATGACGGGATTCCGCGAACATACGGATCCGGTGATAGCCAGCGAAGCGGCTTATCTTCAATGTCCCCACTGCGCGGGCCGGGTTGACGCCAACCAAAAGCGAGAGCTTAACGGGCGGGGAGTATGGCTAAAGGACGGTGAAAAAATAAGGGCCAATGGGGAAAGGTACGGCGACGTTCGGCGGTCACGTATCGCGTCATTTTGGATGGAAGGGCCCGCTGCCGCATATCAGACCTGGGCGCAGCTGGTTTACAAATTGCTGACAGCTGAGCAAACATTCGAAGCCACTGACAGTGAAGAAACGTTGAAAGCGGTTATCAACACTGACTGGGGCTTGCCATATTTGCCGAGGTCAGCCTCTGAGCAGCGAAAGTCAGATGCACTGATGGCCAGGGCGGAGGAAATCACCAAGCGTGCTGTACCAGAAGGCGTTCGTTTCCTTGTTGCAACGGTAGACGTTCAGGGTGGGAAAAATCGCCGGTTCGTTGTTCAAATCATGGGTTACGGTGCTCACGGGGAGCGCTGGTTGGTGGACCGTTACAACATCAGGCAGTCGATGCGATTTAACAAGAACGGTGAAAGCCTGCCGATTGACCCTGCCGCTTATCTTGAAGATTGGGATCTGCTGCGAACTGATGTGCTGGACAAAGCCTGGCCGATGGACAAGAACCCCGACATCAAAATGCAGGTGCTGGCCATGGCTGTGGACTCCGGCGGTGAGGACGGTGTAACGGGAAATGCGTACGAATTCTGGCGTAAGTGCCGCCGTGATGGGGTGCATAAGCGCGTTTATCTCTTCAAGGGTGACAGCCAGGCCCGCAGCAAGTTGATCAGTAAAACGTTCCCCGATAACACAGGCCGATCCAACCGGCGTGCGGAAGCTCGCGGGGATGTGCCGTTATATCTACTGCAGACCAATGCCCTAAAAGACCGGATCAATAACGCGCTATTACGTAATACGGCGGGACCGAATTATGTGCATTTTCCTGATTGGATAGGCGAATGGTTCTATGACGAGCTGACGTATGAAGAACGCGGGCCAGATGGTAAGTGGAAAAAGCCGGGCCGTGGTGCTAACGAGGCATTTGACCTCATGGTCTATGCCCATGCGTTGGTGATATTGCGTGGTTACGAGAAGATCAAATGGGAAAAACCGCCCCCTTGGGCGCAACCATTTGAAATGACAGGGACGTCAATTCCATCACCCACACCTGTACCCCTTGCAACATCTGAAAGAAAAACCGAACAAAAAGACACCGCAGCCCCTGAAAGTAAACCTTCAGCGTGGGCACCCATAAATTCATCCGGAGGATGGGTATGAACCAGGCCGATATCGAAAACATGATCCAGCGCTACCTGGACGCAGAAACATCAGTCTTGGAGGGAAAGTCGATCACGTTTAACGGCCAATCCATGACGATGGAAAATCTGTCAGAAATTCGCAAAGGCAGAGAGTCCTGGGAGCGACGGTTGACGAGTTTGACAGCGACGCGCCACGGACGGCCGATGTACAAAGTGGCGAGGTTCCCATGAGTTTTATCGATGACGTGATCGGCATCATTTCCCCAGGCTGGAAAGCGGGAAGGCTGCAAGCTCGCTATAAGATTGCTGCTTATGAGGCGGTGATGCCGACTCGAACCCATAAGGCCCGCCGGGAGAACCGCAACGCTAATCAGCTGACACAGTTTGGTGGGCGTTCCTTACGTGAGCAGGCGCGTTGGCTGGACAACAACCATGATCTGGTGATCGGCTTGCTGGACAAGATGGAGGAGAGGATTGTCGGTGCACGCGGGATCATCGTTGAGCCGCAGCCGTTATTACTAACCGGGGCGGTGGCGGACGATTTGGCTAAAGAAATCCGTGCTGCCTGGGCGGAATGGTCTGTGGCGCCCGAGGTCACTGGCCAATATACCCGCCCGGTGATGGAACGGTTACTGGCTCGAACCTGGCTGCGTGATGGAGAAGTGTTCTGCCAGATGGTCCAGGGGAAGGTCCCCGGACTTACTCCGCAGGCAGGGGTGCCATTCTGGCTGGAGGCGCTGGAGCCTGATTTCGTGCCTCTGGACAGCAATGACAGCGGTAAAGGTCTGTGCCAGGGGATTTTCCTCAATGCCTGGGGACGACCAATCAAGTACCAGGTTCATAAATCACTCACTACATCGGGTATCGCGTTGGGTGACACCAAGGAAATCAACGCAGACAACATGTTACATCTGAAGTTTGTGCGCCGACTTCACCAGATCAGGGGCAACAGTTTGCTGTCCGGTATCCTTATCCGCCTCAGTGCGCTGAAGGATTACGAAGATGCTGAACTGACGGCAGCACGTATTGCCGCCGCTCTTGGTATGTACGTTAAAAAAGGCGATGGCCAGTCGTATCCAGAAAGTGAAGATAAGGAGGAACGTGAAATGGATATCGTGCCGGGCATGCTCTTTGATGGGCTACAGCCAGGCGAAGATATCGGCATGATCAAATCCGATCGCCCCAATCCTAATCTTGAAAACTTTCGTAATGGGCAGTTGCGGGCAGTATCTGCAGGCAGTCGTGGCAGTTACTCCAGCATTGCACGGGACTATAACGGCACCTACTCATCCCAGCGGCAAGAGCTGGTGGAGTCATTCGAAGGCTACAACATCCTGCAAGACTCATTTGTGGCGGCCATATCCCGCCCGAATTACCGCAACTGGCTGCAGATGGCGATCACGTCCGGCGTGATCAAAACACCCCCTGATCTCGATATTAAATCACTGTTCAATGCGGTCTATAGCGGCCCGGTGATGCCTTGGATTGACCCCCTGAAAGAAGCCAACGGCTGGAAAGTGCAGGTGCGAGGTGGTGCGGCTACAGAAAGCGATTGGATCCGTTCTCGCGGCGCCAACCCGTCTGAGGTTAAACGCCGGCGTAAAGCTGAAATTGACGAAAACAACAAGCTGGGGCTGGTGTTTGATACCGATCCCGCCAACGACAAAGGAGGCACCAGTGCCGAAGCAACGAAACAGGACGAATCGCCGTCCGATAGCGAACGCCGGAAGAAATAACTCCTGGTTTCGCATGCAGGCCAAGGCCAACAGCGCCGCCGATATCTACATCTATGACGAAATCGGCTACTGGGGGATCACGGCCAAGCAGTTTGTTAAAGACCTGCAGGCATTGGGCGATATCACCCAAATTAATCTGCATATCAACTCCCCAGGCGGCGATGTTTTTGACGGAATCGCCATTTTTAATGCCCTGAAAAACCATGGTGCGTCTATCACTGTGCATATTGATGGCCTGGCGGCCTCGATGGCTTCAGTAATCGCGATGGTTGGAAACCCAGTCATCATGCCTGAAAACACCATGATGATGATCCATAAGCCCTGGGGCTTCGCCGGTGGCGATGCCAATGATATGCGGGATTACGCTGACTTGTTGGACAAGGTCGAAAACGTGTTGATCCCGGCCTATATGGCTAAAACAGGAAAATCGGCGGAAGAAGTCGCCGCCATGCTTGATGATGAAACCTGGATGGATGGCAAAGAATGCCTTGCTTTAGGTTTCGCTGATCAGGTCACCCCCTCTCTGCAGGCTATGGCCTGTATTCATTCCAAACGCATTGAGGATTTTGAAAAAATGCCAAATTCTATCCGTAACCTGATCACCCCACCGCGTAACAGCACCACTCCGGCGCCACAGCCGACTCCGCAGCCAACACAACCGGTTGCACAGGAAAATCCTGATGCAGCCACGATTCGTGCGCAAGTAGTCGCTGAGCAAAAAGCTCGGGTGACTGATATCAACAACCTGTTTGCCATGTTTGGCGGCAAACACATGGAGCTGCAGGCGAGTTGCATTGCTGATATTGATTGCACTGTTGCTGCGGCAAAGGATCAGTTGCTTGCTTTGCTCGGTAAAGACGTAACTCCGTCAAACAAAACACCGACCGGCAATCAAGTGCATCTTGGTAACGGAAATATTGTTGGTGACAGCGTGCGCCAGATGTTGATGGCCCGTGCTGGTTATGAAGAGCGCGATAACAGCAACGCCTATAACGGCATGACATTACGCGAGTTGGCACGTATGTCGCTGACTGAGCGTGGGATCAGTGTTTCGACGTTAAATCCGGTTCAAATGGTCGGTCTGGCGCTGACGCATAGCACCTCCGATTTTGGCAACATCCTGCTGGATGTGGCGAACAAGTCGATTCTGCAGGGCTGGGAAGAGGCTGATGAAACATACGAACAGTGGACCAAAAAAGGCCAGCTGTCCGACTTTAAAACCGCGACTCGAGTGGGTCTGGGTGGATTCCCATCGTTGCGCCAGGTACGTGAAGGGGCTGAGTACAAGTACGTTACCACCGGCGATCGTGGTGAAAAAATTGCGCTGGCCACCTATGGGGAAATTTTCTCTATCACCCGGCAGGCCATCATTAACGACGATCTTAACCAACTGACAGATGTACCGATGAAGATGGGCCGCGCTGCAAAAGCAACGATTGGCGATTTGGTCTACGCAGTATTGGTGGATAACAAAGCCATGTCGGACGGAAAAAAACTGTTCAGCGCCGACCATAAAAACATGACCACCGGCGCTATTGACGTCGCAAACCTGGATAAAGCCCGCCAGTTGATGCGTACACAAAAAGAGCCGACTAGCGGTCGAACGTTGAACATTCGCCCGGCATTCCTGCTGGTGCCGACCGCTCTTGAGACGATTGCCAACCAGACAATCAAGTCGGCCAGCGTGAAAGGGGCAGATATCAATGCCGGCATTAATAACCCAATCCAAAACTTTGCCGCAGTAATTGGCGAACCGCGCCTTGACGACGCCGATGCTGCGGCCTGGTATCTGGCCTCCGCCAAGGGCAGTGACACCATCGAGGTTGCGTATCTTAACGGCGTTGACGTGCCTTATATCGATCAGATGGAAGGCTTCAATACCGACGGTATCGCGACCAAGGTTCGCATTGACGCCGGTGTAGCGCCGATTGATCACCGTGGCCTGACTTACTCGTCCGGCAAGTAAGCCTACAGTGCAAACATTACGGCCCTGACGGGCTTTTTTTATACCTGAAATCCGGCCCTTCAGGGGCCGTATGGAGAGTTTCAAATGGCTAAGAACTTCGTACAAGACGGTAATACCATCGCTATCGTGGCCACTGCAGCGGATATCGCCAGCGGCGATCCGGTTGTTGTGGGGGACCTGGTCGCTGTGGCGATCACGGATATCCCAAAAGGCCGTATCGGTGACGGTTTGACATCCGGCGTGTTTCAGCTGCCTAAACTGCCAGCCGACGTCATCCCTGCCGGTAAGAAGGTATTTATTAAAGGAGGCGTGGTGCAACTGGCGGATGTCGATGCAGTCGCGGCAGGTTATGCCTGGGAGGCCGCGGCGAAAGACGTTGCAGTGATTGCGGTAAAAATCAATGGCTAACCCGTTTGACAGGATGGCTACCAGGATGGATAGCGTCACGTTATCCCGGCTCGGTAAACCTGTCACCTTGGCTGATGCGGCACATGTTGCGGTGGAAGCCCATTTCATTCCTGAGCTGCAGGCAATGAGCGGAGACGGTATTTCGCTGGTGATCTTCACTGCGGGGTACCGCCCGCGTAGAAACGATGCAGTGATGTTCGACGGCAAAACTTACATCGTGACGCGTTACCAGCTTTTCAACGGTAAACCGCATATCTGGATTGAATAAGGGGCGCAGCGATGAAAGGCATTGAACAGGCCATTCGTAATCTGAACACCCTCAATAAATCAATGGTACCGAAAGCAACGGCACAATCACTCAACCGCGTTGCAGGACGGGCGATCAGTCGCAGCACCAAGCTGGTGGCTGAGGATGTGCGAGTTCAGCAGAAACTGATCAGGCAGCGTGCCCGGTTGCGTAAGGCCAGTGCTGAACAAAATCCCCCGAGGGCTGTGCTTTCAATCAACCGCGGGAATTTGCCTGCGATCAAATTGGGCGCGGCGCGTATGCAACTATCCCGTCGGGTTGGTTTTGTGGGTAAGCAGGGCAGTGTGTTGAAGATTGGGCGCTATACCTTCCGCAATGCCTTTATTCAGCAACTGGGAAACGGCCGATGGCATGTCATGAGACGTGTTGGCCGCTCACGGTATCCGATAGAAGTCGTCAAAATTCCATTGGTGGGACCCTTAACCAAAGCCTACGAGGAGGAAACCCGACGTTTGCTGCAATCGGATATGGCTAAAGAAATGGGGTACGCCCTTAAAAACCAGCTGCGGCTTTATCTGGTGAGGAGAGTGTAATGATTAAGCACGCAGAGATCCGCAATGCTGTGCTGGACCGTTGCCGCACGATGATTGGTGACGATGTGACCTATTTTGACGGACGCCCAGCTTTCATTGAAGAAAACGATTTACCCGCGATGGCCGTTTTTCTTGATGACGCACGATATACCGGTTCCTCGCTGGATGAGGACAGTTGGCGAGCCATTTTGCACATCGTGGTGTATCTGAAAGCAAGCCAACCGGATGCAGCGCTTGATTTATGGGTGGAGGAGAAAATCTACCCGGTTCTTGCTGATATCCCTGCAATGGCAAGCCTGGCGGAAACCATGGTTCCCGTGGGTTACGACTACCAACGGGATGATGAAATGGCCACCTGGGGCGCCGCTGATCTTTCCTACCAACTGACCTATTCCATGTAAGGAGCCTGATAATGACAACTCCAAACCCTTTGGCGCCGGTAAAAGGCGCCGGGACAACTTTTTGGCTTTATACGGGTAATGGCGACCCGTACAGCAACCCGCTCAGTGACGATAGCTGGTCGCGTCTGGCGAAGGTAAAGGAACTGCAGCCGGGTGAAATCACTGCTGACTCCTATGACGACAGCTATTTGGATGATGAAGACGCTGACTGGAATGCCACGGCACAGGGGGCGAAGTCCGCCGGTGAGGCGAATCTCACGTTAGCCTGGAAGCCCGGCGAAACAGGTCAGCAAGGTCTTGTGGCGTGGTTCCATTCTGGTGAGGTCCGTGGTTACAAGATCAAATACCCGAATGGCGCCGTTGACGTGTTTAAGGGCTGGGTAAGTAGCCTTGGAAAAACCGTGACAGCTAAAGAGGTGATCACCCGTTCTATTAAGGTGACCAATACCGGGCGACCATATATCGCCGAAGACGGTGATTCGCCAGTCGTGCCTGTCACTGGTGTGACCGTAGCACCGACCACGGCAAACGTTGCAGTGGGGGCAACGGTAGATCTTACCTTTAGCGTGCTGCCAGCCAATGCAACTGATAGTGGTTTGCGTGTGAGTACCTCTGCGCCAGCGACTGCCACAGTAACTCAAAATGGCAATGTGGCCAAAGTGAAAGGGGTAAAAGCCGGTAGCGTGGATATCATCGGGATGACAAACGATGGTCTGCTGGTGGCCATAGCCAAAGTCACTGTTGCTTAATATTTAATTCAGAGCCCCGAAAGGGGCCTTTTTATTGGTGGATTTATGCTGAAAAAAGACATGTTTGACTATGCCGATCAGAAGGTCGAGGTTAGCGAACTTTCAGGGTTACAACGTATTGATTACCTTTCTTTTATAAAAAAATCGGTAGACGAATTCGACGCGCTTCCTGAAGAAACCAGTGATTCTGATCGAAATATCGCTTTTACAACAATGCAATTGCGTATTAACGCATGGCTGGTGGCCGCATCACTTTTGCATAGCGATAAAAAACAAAATGTTGAAACACTACGGCAGGCTGTGTTGGAGGACTGGTCCGGTGCGGCCATTGCCAGCTGTAGTCAGAAGATTCTGGTGTTGAGCGATATGATGCCAGCCGAAGTTGAATCAGCAGATGCCGATGAGCATGCCCTCCCAGCGGCAGAGGAAGACCTTACCCCGGAAAAGCCCTAGCCTCCGAAATCCATTTTGCCATGTGCCTGGCGCGTGAATTTAAACGCCCGGACTGGCGGCGGATGCTTTCAGAGATCAGCGCGACGGAGCTGGGCGAGTGGGCAAGATATTACCGGGAAAACCGCTTTTCTGACGCCTTGCTTGATGCTGAGTTTTCATCACTCAAAGCAACCATGGTCGCTCTGTTTACGTCCGGTGACGAAGAAATTTATCCCGGTGATTTCAGCATATTAACTTCACCCGAGCCGGAAGCAGAGCAAACAGATGATGAACTGATGTTTATCGGGGAGGGGATTTTCGGAGGGGTACGCTATGGCGGAACAGATTGCTGATCTTGTCGTCAATCTGGATGCAAACACGGTCTCTTTTCAGGAGCAGATGGGCCGCGTTGAGCGCCAGTTGCTCGAGTCAAGCCGTAAGGCGGATGTGTCTACCGATCGTATGCGTCGTTTGGCAGAACGCCAGGCAGCAACAATCAGTGGGATAGCTGAAAATAGTGCCAGTGCCACCACGAAGATGCAGGCCAGCCAGGCAATTGCCGTGGATGGCATGAAAGGGAAATGGTCTGAAGCATCACGTGCTGTCGATGAAACGCATCAGCGTATTGCTGAGCTCAGCACACGACTGAGGGAGGAACAGCAACAATCCCAGGTGACCGGCGATGCACAGGACCAGCTCACAGCGTCATTTTTCCGTCAAATTGATGCGATTAAGGGGGCTGAAAATAGTCTGCAAGAACTCCGGGTTATTCAGGAACAGATCCGGGTTGCCAGGGCATCAGGCAACATTACGCAGGGTGACTATCTTTCCCTTGTCACTGAGACGGCAACTAAAGAACGTGCGTTGGCGCAGGCGGAGCGTACCGCAGCTCAGGCCAAGGACAATTACCTGCAGAAGCTTCGTGAACAGGTTGCTTTGCAGGGGAAAACCGCATCACAGATTCAGGAGTACAAAGCGGCACAATTGGGTGTTACTCAACAGGCGGCCCCTCTCATAGCCAAGATTCGCGAACAGGAAGATGCCTGGAAGCGCGGTGCGATTTCGGCTGGCCAATATCGTATGGCAATGCGTCAATTGCCGATGCAGATCACAGACATCACCACTTCATTAGCATCTGGCGCCCCGATCTGGTTGGTTGCTATTCAGCAAGGCGGTCAGATCAAAGATAGCTTTGGTGGTGTAGGGAATGCGTTAAAAGCGATGCTTGGTTGGTTGAGCCCCCTTAAGCTCAGTTTGGCGGTTGCGGGCGCGAGTCTGTTTGGCTTGTACAAAATCACTACGTATACAGCCACTCAACTTTCTGAATTCAACAAGCTGATCGCCGAGACCGGTACTGGGGCAATGACCACAGGTAGGCAGATCCTCTCAACGGCTCAGAACATGCAGCTGGCTGGGGTATCTTTCGCCAATGCCACGCAAACCATGAAAGAGTTGCTGAAGTCAGGTTCGCAGGTTGATGGGGCATTTGATAGCGTTGCGGGAGCTATCGGGCGTGTCACCCAGGCATTTGGGTACAATGAATCGCAGACACGGAACCTTGCAGATATTTACGAGAAAATCCAGTCCGACCCTAAAGGCGGCATGGAGGCAATGGGCAAAGCTCTACGAAATGTTGATGAAGCGACCACTGCACATATTCTATCGCTTATTGCACAAGGCAGGCAGTTCGATGCATCGCTGGCGTTGTCGCAGCAATATACAGAATCGCTGAACACCATGGCTACGGTTGCTCAGCAGCAACTCTCCATCGTTGAGCTGATGATTCAGAACATCAACCAGGGCGCTCGCGACATGTGGGCCTTGTTATCGGGAAATGTCCCAGGCCAAGATGCTGCGGGTAAGCTTGCTGGTATTAATAAAGAGCTGGAAAACCTCCAAAATGGAAATGCCACAGCGACGAGTGGTGATATGTATGGTGGTTCGTGGAAGGTGGATAATGCCGAGCGCATCAAGACGCTGCAGCAACAAAAGATGCTCTATCAGAACATTGTTGATATGCAGAAGTTCGGCGCAGACAACGCTACACGAGCGAAACTTGAAGAGGATAAGCGCAAGCAACACCTAGAAGAGTCATTCAAGTGGGGGGAGAAGTCGCTTACAGCGGCCGAGAAGAGAACCAAGTTTGCAAAGGAGCAGAACGACCTTTTAGATCGTGGTTTGATTACTCAAAAACAGATGGATGCGGCGATCCTCGGATTCAATAATGCGAATAAGGATCCGAAAGTTCCTAAAACCCCTAAAGGGCCGCAATATCGTACACCTGCCGGTGAACGGGCGATGGACAGTACGCAGTCAGAGATGTTGGCTCTGCAGGCTCAATTGCAGGTACTACGCCAGCACAGTGGGCTGAATGACACGATAAGCCAGCAGCGCAAGGATCTATGGAAAGCCCAAGCACAGTTTACTGTATTGGAGGGGGCCGCTGGTAAGCGTCAGCTTTCTGCACAGGAAAAGTCCTTATTATCCAGCAAGGATAAAGTGCTGGCGCTGGCGGAGCAGAAAGCCGCGCTCGGCGATCAAATCGCTCAGCAGGAACGGCTCAACAAACTGCAGGACGCCTCGACCAAATATGTCACCCAAATGGCAGAGAAACAGCAGGCACTGCAGCGAAGTGCCGGTCTGGGTGATCGTGCTGCCCAGCGTGAAAGTACTTTCGCGCAGCTTCGACAGGGATGGCAAAACCAGGGCGGCGGGTTGAATGATGAGGGCTACCAACGGCAATTGCAGGCAGCACAGGATTATTATGCGGCGGAGGATAAGCTACGCGGAGATTGGATGGCGGGTGCCTCTAGTGCCTGGAGCAACTATCAGGATCAGGCATCTGATACCGCTGGCATGACGAAATCCCTTTTTACCGGCGCTTTTTCGGGTATGGAGGATGCTCTGACGTCCTTTGTGACGACGGGGAAAGCAGGATTTAAAGCATTCACTGTTTCAATTCTGGCGGACCTAGCCAAAATTGCCCTTCGAATGGCGTTGAGCCAAGGTTTACAAAGCCTGTTCGGTGCAATGGGGGCTGGAGCGGGCAATAACCCTGGAGCCGTCCCCATGTTTGCTAATGCGAAGGGCGGTGTTTATTCGTCACCTTCATTGAGCGCATATAGCGGGCAAGTAGTAAACCAACCTACATTCTTTGCTTTCGCTAAAGGTGCGGGTGTGATGGGCGAGGCTGGTGCGGAAGGTATCTTGCCCTTGAAACGTGGTCCTGACGGACGTTTAGGCGTCAGCGCTTATGGTGGAGCTGCGTCATCTGCCTCCGGCGGTGCGCCACAGGTCAATATTCGTATCGATGGTAATGGCCAAGCGACGCAACAGCAAACTACCCCAGGCTTGGAATCATTTGGTGCTGATATAGGTAACTATGTGGCGAAAAAATACCGTGAGTTGAGGGATAAGGATCTTAGACAAAACGGCGTGTTAAATCAGGCTATTCGTGGCGGGAGGGGGTAATGGCCCAACTTAAAAGATTCCATTTCCCTCCGCGCTATGGTGCGGCTGGGGAGTTTGAACCGGTTGTCCGGGAAGTGCAGTTTGGTGATGGTTATAGGCAAGTGACTGGCGATGGAATCAACAGTGAAAAGGAAAGCTGGCCATTAACGTTTACGGGCCCCTGGAAATTTGTCGAGTCGATCGTGGCGTTTTTGCGTGAGCACAACGGGTACCGTTCATTCCAGTGGCGAAATCCGCTGTACCAGTTGGGGCTCTACAACGCTGGTGCCTTTACCATAACGCCCACATTTGCCAATGCTCAGGGGCGTAATTACACCCTGACGGTCACATTCACCCGCGCTAATCATCCGTAGGAATAATCATGTCAATAAATGCAGATCTCCAGCTTTTACGGCCGGGGAGCAAGGTTTTTTTGTTCCATGTGGATGGTAGTTTGTTCGATGGTCCTGAACTGTTTTTTCATAACTATCCGATTCCTTATACGGAGGATGAGTTAATTGCTGCCGGAAGTGATCCAGAGGCGCTACCTGCAAAATCTATTTGGTGGCAGGGGCAGGAGTACAAACCCTGGCCAGTAGAGGCAACAGGGTTTGAAGTCACCAGCGATGGCAGTGCACCGACGCCCACGTTGAGCGTGGCAAACCGTGACGGAACAATTTCAGCTATGTGCCTGGCATATCAAAACATGGCGCAGGCCAGAGTCACTCGGCATTTTACATTTGCCCAATATTTGGATGCACGTAATTACCCGGACGGCAATCCCGAAGCTGATCCGACAAAAGAAAAGCTGGATGTTTTCTATATCGAGAACAAAACCAGCGAAGACGACGAGGTGATTCAGTTTCAGTTGTCATCACCGGCTGACTTACAGGGTATCCAAATCCCGACGCGCCAAATCCATAGCCTGTGCACCTGGTGCATTCGTGGGCAGTACAGAGGCCCATCCTGTGGCTATACCGGCACAAATTATTTTGATCAGGATGGCAACCCGGTAGACGACCCGTCAAAAGATGTTTGCGGTGGTCTACTAAGTGACTGTAAAAAACGTTTCGGGGCTACAGAGCAACTGCCGTTCGGTGGCTTCCCCGGTTCGGCTTTGCTGAAGAGGTAAGGATGCGTAAACAGATAATCAGCGCCGTTATGGCGCATGCTGAGAAGGAATATCCGCGCGAGTGTTGTGGGCTGGTGGTGCAAAACGGACGCCGACAGCGTTACATCCCATGCCGTAATTTGGCACCCCAACCGACCGAGCAATTCAGTCTGGCACCAGAGGATTACGCCGTTGCTGAGGATAGCGGCACAATCATTGCGATTGTTCACAGTCACCCCGACGCGACGACACAGCCCAGCCAACTAGATTTAGCTCAATGTGACCTGTCACAATTGCCGTGGATCATCGCAAGCTGGCCTGAGGGAGATATCCGTGAAGTTATGCCTACTCAGGGCATTAAGCCACTGCTGGGCCGTCCTTTCGTGCATGGGTTCTGGGATTGTTACGCCATTATCCGGGATTGGTATCAGCTCGAGCGTGATGTCACCTTGCCGAACTACCCGCGTGAAGATGGCTGGTGGGAGCGGGGTGAAAACCTCTATATGAAACTCTACACCGAGGCAGGTTTCGTACCGGCATCAGGTGAACTCCTGATCGGTGACGTAATCGTTATGCAGGTTCAGGCACCAGAACCGAATCACGCAGGCGTCTACCTGGGCGATGGGTTGATGGTGCATCACATGTATGGTCAGCTCAGTACGCGCGTTCCTTATGGTGGGTACTGGTCAGAACGGACGATCACCGTTTTACGTTACAACGGCTGATCTGCTGCTATGATGTTGTGATATTTATATCAAGGGATATCACGATGAAAAAATTAGCAATTGTAGCTATTTTCGCTGCTGCTATTACTGGATGCTCAACTAGCGCTGTACCACCGAGCCAGGCCATAGAGGCTCCCCCTAACCGTATTTTCGGCCATCAGATTAAATCTGATGAAATGACGCAGCTATTAGTTGTTAGAGACTCAGGAATGGTTGGCGGAGGTTGCTCTACAGCAGTGTTTATCGATGGTGGACGAGCAGCTCTACTGAATACAAAAGAAAAGGCAACTTTTTATATTTCCCCAGGGGAGCATATGATAGGTGCCTCCTTTGACGGTTCTGGTCTGTGCAGCATGGGGAAAGAGCGGCAGGAACGAGATTTCACCTTTGACAAAGGAAAAGTAAAAATATTACGAGTTTATATCGATGCTGATGCAAATATTGATATAAAACCCACATCACTACAATGACCCGCTTCGGCGGGTTTTTTTATGGGGCTAACATGCCAATAATGATTCCAGAAGTGAAAATGGTACGATTGTACGGGGTGCTAGGTAAGCTGTTTGGACGTGAGCACCCTCTTGCAATTGAAAGCCCTATCGAGGCCATTAAGGCTCTGTCTGTAAATATTCCTGGATTCCAGCAGTTTCTTCTCGATAGTAAAGATCGCGGTCTTACCTATGCTATTTTCGAAGGTAAGCGAGGGCTGGGAAAAGACGACCTACAGTTACAAGCAAATGGAAATGATATTCGAATAGCACCTGTCATTGTCGGAAGCAAAAAGGCGGGCATGTTTCAAACGATTCTGGGTGCGGTTTTAGTTGTTGTTGGTGCTGTTTTGAGTTTTACCCCGTTTGCGGCCGCTTCACCATACCTATATATGACAGGGGCATCAATGATGCTTGGCGGGGTTATCCAAATGCTTTCGCCCATGCAAGGCGGACTGGCTTCTCGTCAAGACCCTGACAATAAACCCTCATACGCCTTCGGTGGTCCGGTGAATACGATTGCACAGGGTAATCCGGTTCCGATCCTCTACGGCCAGCGTCGCATTGGCGGCGCTATTATCTCCGCTGGCATCTATGCAGAAGACCAGCAGTAATTAATCCCTATTGATTTACTGAACCCGCTCCGGCGGGTTTTTTTACGCCTGGAGAAAAGCATGCACGTTATTGAAGGCCGCAAAGGTGGCAGCAGCAGTCCGAGCACGCCGACAGAATCACCTGACTCCTTACAGTCCACTTCATACGCAAAAATACTTCTGGCGCTGGGCGAGGGAGAGTTTGCCGGCGAACTTGATGGTACCCGAATTTTTCTCGATGGCACTCCGCTGACGTCAGCAGATGGCACTGAAAACTACCCCGGCGTGAAATGGGAATTCCGTTCAGGCACGCCACATCAGGATTACATTCCCGGCATGCCTGATGTTGAAAACGAAATTACGGTCAGCACTGAACTAACAAGCGAACGTGACTGGGTTCGAGCAGTAACCAACACTCAGCTTTCTGCGGTGCGACTGCGTTTTTCATGGGCTCAGTTACAGCAGCAGCAAGATAACGGGGATGTAGTAGGGTACCGCATCGAGTATGCGATTGACGTTGCCACTGATGGCGGCACTTATCAAGAAGCCCTGCGCACTGCCATTGATGGCAAGACCACTACCAAATATGAGCGCAGCCACCGCATCGATCTGCCGGCGGCCACAACTGGCTGGCAAGTGCGTGTCCGTCGCCTGACACCGAACAGCACCAGCAACCGGGTTGCCGATAAAATGGTTGTTGAAGCCATCACGGAGACGATCGACGCCAAACTTCGCTATCCCGAGACAGCAGTTCTGTTCATTCAATTTGACGCAAAGCAATTCCCCAACATCCCCCAGGTATCTTGTGAGCCAAAAGGGCGGATCGTCAGGGTGCCATCGAATTACAACCCGGAGACACGGGAATATTCCGGGGTGTGGGACGGGACATTTAAAACAGCATGGACGAATAATCCTGCCTGGATAACGTATGACCTGATGATAAATGACCGGTTCTCCATCGGAACACGAGTAAAGGCCGAGAATCTTGCGCTGACAAAATGGGATTTATACCAGATCGGGCAATATTGCGATCAGTTAGTGCCTGACGGCCGGGGCGGTGACGGGAAAGAGCCACGTTTTCTTTGTGACGTTTATATACAGTCACAAGAGGATGCCTGGAACGTATTGCGTGACATAGCGTCCATTTATCGCGGCTCTACCTTCTGGGCAAATAATGGCATGAATGCGCTTGCTGACATGCCTGCCGATGTTAAATACATCTTTACCCGCGCTAACGTTAAAGATGGCAAATTTACCTACGCCAGCGCTAGCGATAAAACGCATTACAGTACCTGCATGGTGAGCTGGAGCGACCCGGCAAACGGTTATCAGGATGCAATAGAGCCAGTTGCGGAGCAATCACTGATCCGCCGTTATGGCATCAAGCAAGCTGACCTGACGGCGATCGGGTGCATTCGAAAGTCTGAAGGTATCCGCCGTGGCAAGTGGTTGCTTCATACAAACGATAAAGATCGCCTTGTGTCATTCACCGTTGGCCTTGATGGCAAGGTACCTTTGCCGGGTTGGATTATTGCTATCGCGGATGAAATGCTGGCGGGTCGTCCACTCGGTGGCCGCATCAGTTCTGTTGATGGGCGCAATATCAACCTTGACCGTGTTTCCTCTGCCGTTATGGGTGAGCGACTGATTCTGAACCTGCCAAGCGGGAAAGCCGAGGGGCGAACCATTGCGGCCGTGTCGGGTAAAACCGTTACGGTCACAACGGCGTATTCTGAAACGCCTGTTGCAGAGGCTGTGTGGGCGGTTGACGCGTCAGACCTCGCGTTGCAACAGTTCCGTGTTACCGGCATTAAGGAAGGTGATGACGGGGTATCGTTCGATATTACCGCCGTCGAGCATGACCCGAATAAGTACGCAAAAATAGATACAGGTGCGAGGATTGAAGACCCGCCGATCAGCGTTATCCCACCTGGTGTGCAGCCGCCGCCGACTAATGTACAGATCGGTGAGTCGTCAGCCATTATTCAAGGGCTGGCAGTAGCCACACTGCGTGTTACATGGGATCGGGCTGAAAGCGCTATTGCCTACGAGGCCGAGTGGCGAAGGGACAACGGCAACTGGATACCGGCGCCGCGTACGTCAACACTAGGCTTTGAGGTTTCCGGTATTTATGCTGGTCGCTATCAGGCTCGTGTGCGTGCTATTAACCCGTCTGAAATTTCCAGCGTATGGGCGAACGCGCCAGAAATGGTACTGACCGGTAAGCAGGGAGAGCCACCGGCACTGGCCAGCTTCACGACGATCGGCCAGGTGTTCGGCATCGTATTGAATTGGGAATTCCCGCCCGGGGCCGAGGATACGCAGCGGACTGAAATCTGGTACAGCCAGAACTCGGACGGTAGTAATAAAATGCACCTGGGTGACTATGCCTACCCGCAGCGCAGCCACACGATGACAGGGCTGGCGGCTGGTGTGAATTTCTGGTTCCAGGCGCGGCTGGTGGATAAGCTGGGAAATACAGGACCGTGGACAGAGTGGACTCAAGGAACGTCGAGCGATGATGCCAGCGAGGTGCTGGACTATCTCAAGGGTAAAATCACCGAGACTGAGCTGGGGCAGGAGCTGCTGGGGCCGGTCGAGGATGCCGGTAAGCTGAAGGACATGTGGTCAGTTAAGGTTGGCCAGACTGTTGACGGCAAACTGTATACCGCTGGGATCGGCGTAGGTGTCGAGAATACCCCGGAAGGGATGCAGAGCCAGGTGCTGATACTGGCTGATCGGTTCGCCGTGCTGAATACTGCTGATGGTCAGGGTTCTGCCGTATCGGTACCCTTCGCGATTGAGAATAACCAAGTGTTCATGAACTCGGCTTTTATCAAAGATGCAACGATAGACAGTGCCAAAATCGCCCAACACATTCAGTCTTCAAATTATATTGATGGGCAACGTGGGTGGGCTATTAATAAAGATGGTAATGCTCAATTCCACCAAGTCACAGTTCGTGGTGTTATTTATGCAGATGCCGGGAATTTTAATAATGGCACAATTGGGAACTGCCACATTCTAGAAAACTGCATTATTGATGGGAAGCTATCAGTGGCCAATATTGAAGGTGCCATAATGGATGGCTCCATGTTAAGTTGGGGTTCAGGATATACAAATGATAGCCGTATTTTAAGATTTAGTGGCAATAGCGTAATACCAGTTCGTGTATTTGGTCGGATACGGATAACACGATATGGTAATCCATATCCTCATTTTTATGGTGGGGTAAGAAAAAACTCAACAAATGGTAGTTATTTAGCTGAGACTGCGGGTGAAACCGACGGAAGCAAAATAGTGTTCATTGATGAATACCTTGAAAAGGGACAACCTATTTTTTGGCAATTGGCCGTTGGGGAGGTAGATCAGTCATCTTCTGCTAGACAATCAACAAGTTTTTTAGTTGAACTGTTTGCTACGCCTCAATATACAGCGTTTAGCTTGGGTCGATAATTGCTCTAACATTAGTGAATATTAAATTTGTTTCTCACTACGATAAGTATAACAACCCGCTTCGGCGGGTTTTTTATTGGAGATAAAAGAGAATATGGCTGTATTAATCAGCGGTAAACTCATTGGCCCAAATGGCGATCCGCGTCCCGGCGTAACAATTATGCTGACAGCGGCCAAAACCTCATCCGCAGTAGTTCGGTTGGCACCGTCCATTTCTACTACAAGCGTAGATGGCAGCTATTCATTGTCTGTGGAAGTTGGCACGCACAACGTAATGATTGAGGCGCATGGATGTCCTTTCGAGAAGGTGGGGCATATAACAGTTTATAGTGACTCCACGGCAGGGACGCTCAATGATTTTCTGACTACTCCTGGAGCCGATGAACTAACCCCCGCGATTGTCGCGATGGTTGATGATATGCGGGCAGCCGCAGCGGTATACGCGGAGCAGGCTCAGCTTGCGCGAGATGAAGCGAAAGAGTCAGCATCGAAAGCTCAGAACATCGCAGACGCCAACACTTACTACATCACACCGTCAGACCCTGACGGGACGATTGCCGGATTGGCAG